CGATCACCCTGAAATAGACCCTTCAATGTTTGAGCGATATGCCGTTTCCCTTTTAGACGCAATTGTTACAGGTATAGGATGGCAGTCCCCTTGTTGGGAGATTAAATCAAAAGAAGTTAGAGAGAGAAATATTGATAACTATGGCAATATCGACACTACTTCTATCAAGGTTAAGAAAACTAACATCTCTTATCCTGATTCTATTAACAGATCAATCTTTGATGTTTTTCTGGCTACGACCCGAACAAACTCCGTACAAAAGCTTCCTTGGGTAATTATAAGGTCATATGAACCTCTCTCAGACCTTAAACAACGCAATGAAGACGAGGGCGGGTATATCAACCTCGACAAGATACATAACAGGTCAATATCCGATACTGAAAGTTATGAGAGATCACGCAACCGTCTAATGAATCAAGACGAAAAAGGCGATGAGACAGTTGACGAGGTGGAAAAGTGGGAGTGCTACGAAAAAGTAGGCAATAAAATCTTCGTCACAGTCATTGCCAACGGCAAAGAAATCATCAAGCCTAAACAAATCTTTTCATACTGGCACTGCAAATACCCTCTAGTAGCCTTTAAGATCAAACCTAAAGCATTTTCTATTATCGGTGAAGGAATCTTTGAATCAAACGAACGCTTAGTCTGGGGTATTAACGACATAGACAATCATTTCTTAGATGCTTGGAACCTGGCCAACAACCCGATGATTATGCAGGAGGAAGGCACAGTAGTCGATACTTACGAGATCGCTCCTGGCAATCAGTTCTTATACAAAGGACAAGTCGAACCAAAGCCCTTTATGTTTCCTCAGCCTTCCGTTCAAGCCTTCCAAGGGGTGCGTGAAGCCTTCTTAGGGTCAGTTGAACAAAACTCCCTTTCTGGTTTTCAAATGGGTACGCCAATGGACGCAACTGATAATACGGGTGGAACGGCGGCTGGAACTAAAGCCATCCAACAGGCTGGTGACGACCTCTTAGACTTCTTTAGAAAGAACTTCAGAAAAGGGGTAAGAGAAGTTGGATTGATGTGGATGCAGATGATCCAACAGTTTCTCGATAAAAGTATCTGGGTGCAGATCGTCGGTGAAAATGGCGCTGAAAATGTCGAAATCACTCCTGAAATGATACAGGGAGAGTTCAACTTAGACATTGAAGAAACCTCAATGCAACCGCAAAACAAAGAGTTTGAACTCAATAAATACACGGCTTTCGTGGATAAAATCATCGAAATCGCTGAGAAATCAAAAGAAACTCCTCAACCTGTCTTCCCTGAATATAACCAGTTAATCAAAGACCTAGCTCAGAAATTCCAATACAAAGACGCTGATAAATATTTAATGAGCCAAGAGCAAGTCCAAGAAATGATGATGGCTCAACAACCTCAAATGCCACAACTCCCCCCTGAAGAGCAGATGAATATGCCAGAGTTACCGCCAGAGGAGAATATGGAAATGCCACCCCTTCCGCCACAGGAAGAGATGGAATTACCGCCATTACCACCACAATAAGGAGAACAATGATTGACAAAGCGAGGGAAGCGCTCAAAAAATATCAAGATATTGAATACACCATTTCAACAACTGGTTATCAGTACATTTTAGAGCAGATTAATAAAGAACTCCAATCTGCCTTTAGGAACTCCCGAAGTCCTGAATTTGCCAAGGATGTTAAAGACAAACCCGAAACCTACTTTAAGCATATCGGTTATTGCGAAGGCTTGGAGTGCATTAAATCAATAATAGACAGGGCAAGGGTAGCTGGTGTCAAAGCGAAGAAAGATATAGAGAAATGGGAATCAAAGAACAACCAAGCTTTATAAAAGGCGAACCAAACCCGATCTTTGGTGAAATCCACATGGTCAAAGAAGGAGAAATGCCTATACTGCATAACTTCCAACACGATCACTTCTTTGAGTGGTCAGAAGGGCGAGATGTTGTTTGTAAGTGTGGCAAGGGCAAGACTTTGGGTGAGGACTTAACCTTAACAGATGGTCAGATAGTACAGATATAGCCCGGTAATCGTCTGGGCGATGAGAATGTGGTTGGTCGCCACTCGTTCTCATCACTTAGGCGACTACAAATTAACGACCCCTGAGATGAGGGTGGCACAATATTCATCGGCAGAAAGGTTATATGGACGAAGCATTAGAACAGGCGGTTAATATGCCCGTTGAAAGCGGGATTGCAGAAGAAACTGCACCAGTAGAATCAGCCCCTACTGAAACAAACGCTCAAGTGGAAGTCGAAGGGTCAGAGAAGACGGCAGAAAACACCGAAACTACACAAGAGAAGATGGTGCCTCTATCAGCACTCCAAAAGGAGAGAGCAGAGAAGAAAAGTCTAAGGGACTATATCAAGTCCTTGCAAACTGCACCAGTTCCACAAGAGGAGTACGCTCCTCAACAGGGTTACGATCAACCTTACTCGCAAGAGCAAGAGGTTGAATATGTTGACCCAAACCAGTTCCTAACAAGGGACGAGTTTGAACGGATGACGAAAGAATCACAGTCTTGGGCGGAAGCCGAGAGAGACTTTCCAGAATTAAAAGAACTGCCTCAAATCAAGAAAATGGCAGAGGGACTCAGAAGAGTCTCAGCACTGGAAGACTTCAGGTATCTATCCCCTTATGACGCTGTTAAAGAGGCTCTAGCCCCTTACAAGATGGCTCAGGCAAAGGGACAGAGATCGGCTCAAGAATCAATCGAAATACAAAAACAAGCTCGTGTCGAAGGAAGTGGAATAAGAGTTGACGATAAAGCCGAAAGGTTAAATCAACTCAAAGGAAACTTGTCCAAAAGAGGTTCTGCCTCTAGGGACGCATTAACAGAAATATTAAAAGAATTCTGATATGACACGATAAGTGTCCGGCGACTATTGGAGTAAGGACACAAAATGAGTTACTCACCAGTAAATTCTTATGATGAACGACAAGGTGTCGGTTCAATCAAAGAGGATTTGTGGGATCTTATCTCGAATGTTGAATCAACTGAATTTCAGTTGCAAAGCGGGCTAGGAAACATCGATGTATATTCCACACGACATGAGTGGTTAGTTGATACTTTAGCTGCTGGCAACACCAATGTTGCACGAGCTGAAGGCTTCACACCTGACTATGCTGATGTCACAAACACAACTAGAATTGCCAACTATCTTCAGACTATTGACGCTTCCGTCAAAGTTACCGACAGAATGAAAGCTGTCAGAACTGCTGGTCAATTCTCAGATGATATGGCTCGCCAAAAAGCAAACGCAATCAAAGTTTTAAAGAACAGGATTGAATACGCTTTAATGGCTGGCACTATCGCAACTGGTTCTTCAACCGTTGCTTCAGGTATGGCTGGTATTAAAGATGTTACCACTTGGGGTGTTTCAGGGTATGAAATGCTTACCACGAACACTTCCGGCACATCTTTGTCTGAGACTATGTTCAACGACTACCTAGCTAATAACTGGGATGGTACGGCTGAAGTTCCACAAGAAGCTTTCATGGGTGCTGCTATCAAACGAAGAATATCTGGCTTCACTGCTGGTTCTACAAAGAACACTGACAATGAAGACAAGAGATTGGTAAATGCTGTCGATGTTTACGAAAGTGACTTCGGTATCATCAAGCTTTTCTTACACAGATATGCAAACGCTGGCGCTACAAACAATGACCTTGTTCTTGTAAACCCAGACTTTGCTAAGATCGGCTTCCTGCGAAGACCTGAATATGTTGAAACCGCTAAAACGGGCGATGCTACTCAGGGCTACTACGTTGCTGACCTTACCCTACAAGTAAGCAATCCAAAGACTCACCAGGTTGTCAAAAACATACTGTAAGTCTCTTTATACGCTACCCCTTCGGGGGTAGTTATAAGCAGATCGGAGGAGGATGAATAAATTTGGAGAGGAAATCCCTCAAGGACTCAAGATTAAGGGGATTTTACAGCACGAAATCGAGGGAATTAGGGCTGAATCAAAGACTTTTGAAGAGATGGTCAAAAACACCATCAATTTGTGGTTATGGAAAGATGAAAGCCACATGAAAGACCTCATGCTTGTAATGAAGGATTGCGCCGAAAGACGCTTAACCTCTAATCCTACTGGCATGAATAGGACCAAAACCATAGGGGCAGGAATTTCGGTCCCAACAGGACTCTACATGGCGCTGGAAAAGGTAATTCCAGATATTTTTACGAAGAAAAAACTCAACGAATTTAAGCGGAAGTTCCCGCAATTTAAGACATATTAGGAGAAAATGGAACCAATTGGAGATAGAACTTTAATAAAACCGATCAATGACGAGGAAAAAACATCGTCTGGCTTTATTTTGACTGTAAAATCGAGAACTCTCAAAGGAATAGCACTAACGGGAGAATACAAAGGTAAAACTGTCTATTACACAGGTGGTATTGAGATAGACGGCAATGTTTTAGTCGATAACTGTAATTTATTAGGTTATGAATGTTAGAAGATACACCAACTAAAGATAATTGTGACAAGTGTGAGGAAAGCCGAGACAAGGGCAGGTTATTTTGTCAAAAATGTGAATATATTTTATGGGAAAACCCAACACTTACTTACAAGATTGGCGGGAATATTCAAACAGGTAATAGCCATCAGGGATGGCACTAAGGAGGATTATGTTAAGTTGTGCAATTATCTGCAAGAACGAGGAGAAACATCTCGAAAGACTTTTATCTAAGCTCAAGCCTCACGTTGACGAGATAGTGGTAGTCGATACTGGCTCAACTGATAAAAGTATCAAAATAGCTAAAAAGTATGCGACTGTCTATAAAAAGGAGTGGGTTGATTTCTCGGACGCTCGAAACTATGCCTTTTCTAAATGTACTCATAAATATATTCTCTGGCTGGACTGTGACGATGACATTGAAGGAGCTGAAAAACTAAGAGAGCTAGCCGATGAAGCACAAGAAAGAGGCTTGGCTGGCTGGGGCTTTAAATACAACTATGCGCGCGATGAAAAAGGCAATATCCTATCCGTTCAGTGGCGTGAGCGTTTAATTGACAAGACGCAGTTTGAATGGAAGGGTAAAATCCATGAATCGGCCTGTCAAACGACTAAAAACCCCGTTCACCGAAGCGAAGAGGTCGTTATCAACCACCTTGCTACCTTAGAGGACATGAAAAAGTCTAATAAGCGCAACTTAGAAATGCTTTTGAGTGAATACGAACAGGATAAAGATAAAACCGATCCCCGAACTCTATATTACATCGCACAAACCTACAAAGGACTAAGAGAATGGGAGAAATCCGCTAAGTTTTACACCCTCTACATTCCTCAAAGCGGTTGGGATGAAGAGAAAGCCCAAGCTTGGCACTCTCTGGCTGACTGTATGCGTTATTTAAAGAAGTTTGACGAAGCGATCATCGCCGACATGGAGTGTTTAAAAATCCTCCCAGACTGGCCTGACGGTTTTTTGGGTGTAGCCGATACATACTTTTTCAAAGCTGATAATACCAACAACCCTAAAGACTGGAAGAATTGTTTGGAGTGGCTAAAGGCTGGCTTTACCAAGAAAATGCCCGACACTATCCGTGTGATAGAGCCTCAAAGATATACCTGGATGCCGACCCTTCAAATGGCTATCGCTCAACTAAACTTAGGCCAAGTAGATGAAGCCTACGAACTCTATATGAAGGCTTATTCGCTTTCAAACGGTCATGAATTCATCGCTCAACACTACGCCCTATTCGAGGAGTTTAAGGAAAGAGAAAAGGCGGTCAAAGGACTCTTGGAATACACTGAATTTGCTAAAAAATACGCCAATGAAGTCTTAGAAAACTTACCTCGGATACTCGTTCCTAAGCTTCTAGACGACCCTAGAATTGAGAGGTTGAAACTTTTATATACTCCCCCTGTGACATGGGCAAAAGACGAAATAGTTATCTTTTGTCCTTTTGGTTATGAAGAATGGGCTGATCCTTCTGTTATTAAAGGTATCGGAGGAAGTGAGGAAGCTGTTATTTATCTCTCAAGAGAATTTGTCAAAAAAGGCTATAAAGTCACTGTTTTTAATACCTGTGGAAAGTTGGCTGGAACATATAATGGCGTTATATACAAAAACCTCTCCGACTTCAATCCTAATGACGAATTTAACATCTTTATCTCTTGGCGAAACCCTTTGCCTCTCGCAAGAATAAAAGCAAAAGTAAAGTGGGCTTGGATACACGATGTACCACAAAACCCTGATAAGGAATATTCCCCTCAAGTCTTAGAAAAACTCGACAAGGTGGTTGTTCTCTCAAAATACCACCGATCTTTAATCCCAATGGTGCCAGACGAGAAAGTCTTAATCTCTAATAACGGTATTGTGCCTGAACACTTTAAAGAAGTTGAAAAGGAACCAAACACGATCTTTTGGGGGTCTTCCTATGATCGAGGTCTTCATTGCTTGCTAAGGGACATAATACCCTTAATCAAAAAGGAAATACCCGATGTTAAATTACATGTTTGTTACGGCTGGAATACCTTTTTAAAGATGAACTCTGAGAACGAAATGGCAATGGCTTGGAAATATAAGATGGACGAACTTTTAAACCAAGACTGTATAGAACATCATGGACGGGTAGGACATCGCAAGCTGGCTAAAATCATGGGGGAGTGCCAAGTCTGGGCTTATCCGACAGAGTTTGATGAGATAAATTGTATCACCGCTCAAAAAGCTCAAAGTGCAGGGTGCGTTCCAGTAACTACCGATAGGGCAGCACTCAATGAGACTAATGTTCAGGGCTTTAAGATTTACGGACATAAAATCTACACCTCAACAGTTCAGCAAAAAGAATTTGCTAAAAAGATAATTGAACAACTTAAAAACCCGATAAAGATAGACACTCAAAAAGCCGTTAACGACTTCGGTTGGGAGAGGACTTGCGATCAATGGATAAAAAACTTCAAATAGTCCACTTCGTCGAAACAACCAACATCGGGGGCATACAGGAGATAATTAACTTTATTTCCAAGTATTCAAAACACAACCATTCAGTCCTATGCAATCAAATGGGCGATATTGGCTATGAAATGATCGAGCGAGGCGTGGAAGTTACCACTGATCGGGGAATCGTTGATAAAGCAGACATCATACATACTCATACCTGCGGTAATCAGTTAAACGATGGGGTGTATTTAGCTAAAGACTATGACATTCCTTTAATTGAAACAATCCACTCACCGCAAGGCTCGATCACTGGTGCTAATTTTGTAACAACTGTGGCTAAGTTTTACGCCCATACCTTTGAACACATCCCCAACTGTGTCGAGGTTGAGAAATTCAAAGCAAGTGAAGGTCAAGCAATCGGAAGGGTTGGAAGGATGGTTCTAGAGAAGAGATATGAGGATTTTATCCGCGTATATGACCTATTAAGCCCTACAATGCCATCCGTTGAGTTTTTACTGGCTGGGACGGCTCCCGATACCTTTGAACACCAAATTTATGTGGGTAAAACCAGGAATCTAGTTGATTTTTACTCCAAACTTAAAATATTCCTTTACCCGACAATGGACGAGACTTGTCCCTTAACTATTTTACAGGCAATGGCTTCAGAAGTTGCGGTTGTTACTTATGACATACCCGCTACTAGAGAAATGCTTGAAGATACTGGCGTTTTAGTGCCTTACGGAGACATTGACGAACTAGCAAAACAAACCAAACTTTTGTACTACGACGAAGAGAGAAGGAAAGACCTTGTTAAAAAAGCTTATGAGAGAGTACAAACTTATTCCTGTAATAAGGTTATCCCAATGTATGACAATTTATATGAAAAGTTAGCGAGGTGGAATGATTGCTAGTGTAACCCCCTGTTATAGGGAAGAAAAGTGGATAGGTGCTTATTTAGACGGACTTGATGTTGACAGAAAGTTTGTCGTTATCTCTGAAAAGCCTTTTTTTGGTGAAACTCTACCAATGGACAGAACGGAAGAAATAGCTCTTGAAAAAGGTGCAGAGGTGATAAAAGGAACATGGCCGGAAGACTCACACATGAGAAATTTAGTGATTGAGCTCTGCCAAGATTGCGACTGGATTATCACAATGGACGCTGACGAACACATGACCAAAGAGGACTTTGCTAAATTCAAAGATTTCTTAAATAAAACCGATAAACCAGCAGTGGCAATGACCACTATGAATACATACTTTAAATCTTTTGATTACCGAGTTAACCCTAGAGAAAAGTTTAATCCGATTGTCGCAGTAAGACCAAGCACGAGGTTTTCCTATGTCAGGGGGGTAAATTCAGAGTTTTCCATGACTCCAGATGATATGGTTTTACACCATTTCTCTTACGCTAAATCAGATAAGGATATGTATAAAAAAGTCACAACCTTTTCCCATGCGGGGGAGTTTGATGGCAAGAAGTGGTATGAGGAGGTTTGGAAGACTTGGACACCAGAAGCTATTAATCTGCATCCAACTCACCCTAATCAATATGAAGGAGTAATTTTTGACCCTGCGCCGAAAGAAATAAAGAAGAGATTTAATTTACATAATGGAATACCAAAAGGAGGAGAGTGAAAATTCTAATCACTGGTGCAAGCGGTCTCATCGGCTACAACTTATTTCAGTGGATGAGAAGGAATAATAAGGAAGCTGAAATAGTTTGTTTTGACCATAAATACGGCCAGGACATATTGAATTTTGAACAGCTAGAGAAAGCCGTCGAAGGAAAAGATGTTGTCTTTCATCTGGCGGCTTTAACGATGGTAGATTACAGTATTCAGGGAAACTGGAAAGACCGCCAACTGTTCATTGATGTCAACTATAAGGGTACCTGGAACGTTTTAGAGGCTTGCAGAAAACACAAGGTCAAAATGGTTCATGTCTCTACTTCTGAGGTCTATGGCTCAAATCTATTCCCTGGCAAACCAATGACTGAAGATCATCCTCTAAATCCAGACGCTGGTACTTATGCGGTTTCTAAATGTGCCGCCGATCATGAGTGTCGAGTTGCCTATGAGGTATTCGGACAGGATGTGGTTATTATCAGACCCTTTAATCAATATGGGCCTCACCAATCTAGGGAAAAACTAATTCCTAAATTTATCGCTGCCGCTAGGTATGGCGAGCCTTTAACTATTCACGGAGATGGCAACCAAAAAAGAGATTATGTTTACACTGAAGACACTGCCTCTGCTTTGTGGGCGGCTAAAGACCTCCCTGCCGGAACGATAGTAAACATAGGAACTGAACACGCCTACTCGATCAATGAGATTGCCGACATGATTATTAAAAAAGTCAATTCTCGTTTTCCATCACTTAAAGTTTATGTCGAGAAAGACACTCCCCGGCCAAACGACCTGGCTGAATTAAATGGAAGTTATCAAAAAATTAACCAACTGTGTGGCTGGAAACCATCCCATACCCTAGAACAGGGTATCGAGAAATGCGTTGATTGGTACTTCGCCAATCAAGTAATAGAACCGCCACAAGTATCGAAAGGATAAAATGATAAAATTTGCAGGTATCAAACAGGGACTAAAAGAGATTATTGCCGTCAACAAGGTGCTACTAAGCCCTCAACACGCTTCTGATAAAGAGTGCGATAAGTTGGAGAGAGAGTTTGCTAATTTTATAGGAACTAAATATGCTCTGACTTTAAATTCTGGTTCAAGTGCTAATTTGTTAGCTTTGAAAGTTTTAAACCTTCCCAAAGGGTCTAAGGTTATAACCTCTGGCTGTGGCTTTCCTGCCACTCTCTCACCTATTCTTCACTTGGGGTATGAGCCTATTTTAGTTGACTACGATATTCACACCCAAAACATTGACCTAGACCAAGTAGAAAAAGAAGCACCTAATGCCAAAGCTATTCTGTTTGCTCACACAATGGGCAATCCAGTCGATATGGACAGATTAATGAGTATCGCCAAAAAGTATAAATTAAAAGTAATTGAAGACTGTTGCGAGGCTGTTGGGAGTAAATTTGGCGGTAAATATGTTGGAACTTTCGGAGATATATCTACTTTTTCTTTTTACCCAACTCATCAAATTAATGGACTTGGAGGCGGAGGGTGCTTAGTTACTAATAACGAAAAATACGCCATAGAAGCAAGATCGCTAAGGAATTGGGGCAAGGTTGCTAAAACTCCTTATTTCTCAAAACCGCCAAAGGACTATACGGAGAACATAGACGGAGTTAAGTACCACGAACAATATACCTATCAAACAGTAGGCTTTAATATGCTGATGAGCGATGTTCAAGCTGCCTATTTAAGAGTTCAATTAAAGCGTCTGCCAAAGTTTATCAAGATCAGAGAACGCAACTGGAATATGTTTAAAAAAGCTCTAGGTGCTGACATGATAGTTCACGAGAAAGCCGAACCAGCATATTTTGGCTTTACCTATATCGCCAAAGACAGAAACAAACTCATTCAGAAGCTAGAAGATAACGGTATTAAAACCAGACCTTTCTTTGCTGGTAATATCACGAGACATAAACCTTTCGAGCAATTTAAAAGAAAGTTTAAGTCTGCCGACTATCTAATGGAACATGGGCTTTTTTGGGGAGTATGGCAGGGAATGACCAGAAGAGATGTCAAAATCATAATAAAAGTAATTAAAGGTTACAATGCTTGATATCTGTATTGTCAGTGGCATGCACGCTGATTATAAAAAATACTTTGATAAATGCGTGGAAATGGTCGAAAAAAACACGACTTCCCCATATAAGCTATATACCTTAGTCACCAATACAGGGAGTTTTGCACAAAACTATAACAAGCTCATCAAACAGGGCAAAGGGGAATATGTGGTCTTATTATCTGATGATGTTTTGGTTTTTAAAAACTGGGACAAAGCCTTACTGAAAGCCACTGATGATAAAACAGGCGTAACTGGACTTTGTTCTAACTGTGACTATGGTGATTATCACGGATATGTTTATCCTTTCCAATACAACGGAACTCGCAATATTGAAGACTTGAATATTGAGGAAGTCTCCGAATGGGCTGAATCATTGTGGGGGAACGGTTACAAAGAAATTGATGTCGGCTTTCCACCATTTAACAAGCCTAAGTTAAAGTTCTACATGGTGATGATACCACGAAAAGTAATAGAATCAGTTGGACTTCTGAACGAGAGTTATAAGAATTGTTTTGAAGACGATGACTATTCTAACAGGGTCAAGGAAGCAGGACTAAAACTAATGTATTCGCTAGACTCCTATTGCTGGCACTTTATTGAAACTTCTATTAGGCACAACCAGGAAGAACACAATAAGAACTTTGAAGAAAGCAAGAAACTTTACTTTTCTATTGACAAACATAATTAATAAATATAAGTGTGGGCTAAGATGGATATAGAACCAGTATCAACGGCTGTAACTTCAGAGCCTAAAACAGATGTTACACCAGAAATTCAACAGGGAGAGGATAAAAGTTATGCTAAACTTTTTCCTTTTTTCGGCATAGAACTGAAGGAATCAGACAAGCCAGATATCAACAATGCTATTAAAAATATTTATGAGATTGTTAAAGGTGAATCAGACGGCACGATTGAGGATATACTCTGGAAGATCAGGCACTATGAGGGCAAGATCGGCGCACCAGCGTTCGGCGAGAGACGCTTTCAAAAATTAAGAACTTATTTGACACTATACAAGCAAGAGACGGCGACCAGAAAGCAACGCGAAGCTTATGAGCGAGTTTGAAGGCGGTAATGCTGTTCCCTCTATATTTAGAGAAGTTTACTCTCCAAGCCATAAAGCCCTCAAGCTGATTGAGGTGCCTTCTACTGTCATTAAGAATTACGACTGGACTTCCGGGAACTTAGATTATCAGGGATTTGCGGCAAAAGGTTCATTAGACACTCAAGCTGTTTGGTTTATTATTAAGAGAACTTGGGACGCAAACGGAAACCCTTTGACTGAAAAAACGGCTGATAATGTAGTTTGGAATAGCCGAACAGGAGCTACATATTCTTGAGGATTATATCCTGAGTGAGGCCCCCCTCCCCTCTAGCGTACGCACTCAGGATATAGCACTTAAGAGGCGACCAGAAAGTTAATATGGCTGTTACCCTCTTGCAGATTTTAGAAGACCTCAATTACTTGATGGGAGATACTTCAGTACCTTCGAGCGGTATTGATAATCAAAAAAGATTTATCAATCGAATTGTTGAAGACATTTATGACAATGTTGACTTCAGGGGATCGTCTTGTGCTACTAACTACGCTTTTTCAGGCACTACTCAAGCTCTTCCTGGTGACTTTGGACACATCATAGAAGTTCGGGAAATAATCGCTGGAACTGATACCGATGTTGTTTACGAGGAAAGAACATCTGCCGATCAGGACGCAGGAACTAGCGAGTATATTTCATGGACTACCGGCAATGAAGAAGACGGCTATGTTCTTAATATAAACCAAACAGACAATCCAACTCTAAAAGTAACCTATAAATGCGCTCCTGAGACATTGACTAATAACTCAGATACTACAAGAATACCCCGAAGTATGCCTATCGCTAGAGGTGCTTTGGCGTATATGCAAGAAGCAGAAGACCCATATAGAGACACATCTGACGCATGGGCTAAATATGAGAGATCAAAAATCGACCTTATAAGGTTAACAGCACACCAAGAACCACCTAAGAAGTTTTTTACCCGTTCTCAATATAGTTCTAAACCAATAGGACAACCACGTGGCTAATAAAATGCGAAAATCTGTCGGAGGGTCAAATCCTGCCGAATGGGTGATTGATTCATGGAAGAAAGGCTTAAATACCCTTGTCTCAGATACTCGTGTTGATCCCCAGGAGTCTCCTGAGCTTTTAAACATGAACCTGACCGAAGACGGCTTGCCGACTAAAAGAGGCGGGACAACCGCACATAGGCAAGCTGTTGGGAGCAGAATAAGAGGTCTGGCTTCTTATTACATGGATTCGGGGAGTAAATACTTTCTTTCGGCTGCTGCTGGAACTCTATCTTATGATAACGGTACTGCGTGGACTGCTATTGCCGCAGGAAGTGGCTGTACTATCCCTGATCTAAATATAAATTTTGTTCAGGCTAGAGACAACCTCTATTTACATACTGGTGGTAGTGCCATGAGCCAATTATCAGGCTTGACTTGGACTGCTCCTGCTAATGGAGTGTCGGCTAAATTCGGACTTTACTGGAAAGGTCGTCATGTAGTAAGTGGTAATGCATCAAATCCTTCGAGAGTCTTTATTTCTAGAGCCGATGATGCCGGACACTTTATCACCACTGGTACAGATACAACCGCAGAGTGGTTTGATGTCTCCAAGTCTGACGGTGATAAAATCACAGGTTTGGCTTCATTTTATGACAACCTCATAATTTTCAAAGAGAGGTCAATCCATAAAGCCGTACCTTCCAACTCAACGACTGGCGATTTTATTTCTAAGGTTGAAACAATAAACAGAAATATCGGTTGTGTTTCACATAGAACAATAGATTCAGTTGATAATGATATTTTCTTCCTCTCAAGAAAAGGTGTGTTTGTACTAGGAAACGAGCCTAACTTTTTTGACACGCTTAGAACGAACGAAATCACCGCTAAAGTACACCCTGAAATTGAAGGTATTACTTCGCAGAATTTTGATAAGGCTTCAGCTTTTTACCACAATTACCGCTATTACCTAGCCTATCCTCATGGTGGAACTACCTATAACAACCGCGTACTCGTCTATGACACTCGTTATGGTGCGTGGACACTTCACAAAGGTTATACCCCGAATTGTTTTAACGCTTTTATCGACTCCAATAACAACGAAGAACTGTTTATCGGATCGGACTCAAACGGAAAAGTCTTACAAATGGAGTCGGGCTACGGCGATGACGGAGCAACAATAGAGTCTTATGTTAAGACCTACAACAACGACCTCGATTCTCCCGATGTGACTAAGTTCTGGATGGACACCACAACCCAATTTAGAAATACCCAAGCCAATGTTGATGTCGATGTTTACATAGACGGCGATGTTTATAAATCCCAAACCTTCTCAATTGGTAGGGTAGGGCAATCTAATGGCTATGGCGTTACAGCGTTTGGCGAAGAAGTTTATGGTCTAGGTGGTGGAGCTACCATCTCCTCTGAGACGACTTCTAATATTATGAAACGCTTTAGACTTAAGAAAAGAGGTCAATCGCAACAAGTAAAAGTATCTAATATATCTAATAACGAAACATGGACTCTTATGTCTTTAAGGGGAACATATCGACCTTTGTCGCATTTTGTATTCCCTTCGAGTGATAAAGTCTAGAAAGGCAATATGGCTTTTGAAACTTCACTGGTGAATTTAACAAACATTAACTTCTCAAACTTCTTTGAGACAACCCTTAAAACCGCTGTAACAGACGGGACAGATACAAACATCTATCTGACCGCCCTACCGACTGATGATGATGGGGCTTCTATTACAGAAGGTTTTTTGACAATTGAGCCGACTTCTTCTTCCAAGAGAGAAATAGTCTACTTCAATGCTGTTGGTGCTGATTATGCCACAGTACCTAGCGCGGCTAATGGTAGAGGTGTAGGCGGGACAACCGCACAGGGTCATGCCTCATCTTCGGTTGTGAGAATGACTCCGACTGCTGAGGTGATGAGACTATTTAGGGACAGGCTGTCTTCACCGCTATCCTCTAAAGTCATTTCTTCCACTAGGGATTTAGCGGCTGCTTCAGGCGATGTAGCCTATACAGGAGTTGGATTTGTTCCAACAGCTATTGTAGCTTTGAGTGCCAATTTAGGGTCAACAATGTCTTTTGGAGTGTGCGATAGCGCCAAAACTGAGAAAAGCATTGCTCAACTAAGCGATGGTGCTGGTTCGTCTGATGTTAACGCCCTCCTTCAGCTTTCAACAGGAATCGGAGCGCAACAGTCTTGTATTGTTAAATCTTTTGACGCTGACGGCTTTACCTTGACATGGACGAAAACCGGAAGCCCAACGGGGACGGTAACCTTAATATTCTTATGTTTTAAATAAGGAGATATATGAAAAAAGCACCCAAAAAGATGCCAAAGAAAATGCCTAAGAAACCAATGACCGATGAGGAAATGATGATGAAAGCGGCTAAAATGGGCATGAAAAAGAAATAGTGTAATCAATATCTGCCCTTCGGGGCAGGATTGAGAACATTAAAACCCAAATAAATTCCAGACAGTTTTCCAATTAAGATCAGGTTTAGTAGCATTTTTGAGATCTCTTTTGAGAGTATCTACTTCACTTCTAAGACTAGTATTATCAGAGATTTGATTGTTTATTTTTAATTCATATTCGCTTGTCTTTGAAGCACACAAGTTCAATCTATTGTTTAAATCATTTTTAACTGGTTTTAAGTTATTCAATTCAGACTCACACTTATCCGCTCTTTGTTTTTCTTCTTGTTTGGCGGTATTCATAGCCATTCCGCAAGTATTAATATCAATTTTGCCAGAACTACCGCCATATGATGAGCAAGTACAACTTGGACTTAAGGTTCCATCACCACAAATTGTACGACCTGATGAGGAACACCATGATTCACCGCCATGCCACGAACAACAACCACTTTGAGCCTCAACCCTTGAGATATAAAAAACACCACAGACTAATAGAAATGTGGCAACCCAAATCAAAACACCCAACTTTTTCATACACCCCCTTATTTTACTTTAATAACCCAAATATCACTTATTTCACTCGGTAATAACCAACCGTAATAATCAGAGTCAAAAGAATTTTCCTTGTTATCACCATCTATCCACCAAGCGCCGTCATCACGAATCTTTATAAGTCTTTTAATAAAGTGACCATCATACTTAGTCTCACCCCATTTTAAACATTTATCAGAGTAACAATCGAAAGATACTATATCTCCTACTTCAAATTCGGCTTTATAGCCAGTTATCTCCTGACCAGGGTGTAGTGTCGGCTCCATGGAATCACCCCATGTATCACTTGTAGCAACTCTTTCCCGCATAAAAAATCTATCGGTCTTGTACTTATAACCAATATACCCCAAACCAACCAACATAATCAATAAAATTGCAAGCAATAACTTTTTCATAACTAACTTATACAACTAATATATTAATTTGTCAATAACAAGAACTAACTAGGCGACCAGAACAGGAAATAATGGCTGAACCAAGAATGGGTACTATCTCTACCAAAAAGCCTAATTGGTGGGAGAATACTAAGGAAAACTTTGGTGCCGGTTTATCTGCGGTAGGATCAAAGTTTAATCTACCCGAATATGGACTTTCGGAAAAAATAAGTGGAGGAGTCAAGACTTACGACTACCTTCCTGGGGGAAACGCATATAACAACGCTAAAAGTTCACCCGCTGGTGGATTTTCCAATGCCCCTGTTGGTGGTATGTCAACATCTAAAGATGCACCTATCGGTTCTGGCATCAACGATAGAATGAACGCCCCAATAGTAGGAGGCGATCAATACAAGACTGGTCAAGCTGGTACTGGAACTACTGAGGCAGACTTTCAAAAAGCGATTGACGAGAGAAACCAAGCAAGAGACAGATACACAAATCAGTTTAATACTTATCAGCAGAGACAAGGCGAGACCGATCAATACATGGGCGATCAGTACAATACCGCAGTCTCAAGAGCTGGTGAGAAAAAAGGCGAACTAACTGGTCAATATGGACAGGCTAAAGGTGATCTAACCGATCAATTTGGACAAACCAAAAACACCTTAGCAAGTGCTTATTCTGCTCGTGGTTTGGGCGATTCTTCCTTTTCAGAAAAAGCAAGTACAGAAGCCGACAAGTCATTTCAAAGAAACTTATCCCAGCTTAATAAGGACGAAGCCTCACAAGTAAAACAGGTTGACGACTATTTATCAGACCTAGCCAAACAACAAGAATACAAAAAGAAACAAATCTCATGGCAAGATTTCGATACAGCAGAACAATATAACCAAGCAATTCAAGACCTCGACTCGGAAATTTCACAGATCAATGAGAAGAAAAACCAGTTCAGATCAAGCCTTGACCAATACTCTCAAAGCCTTGGTGGAGTAAGCGAGCAATCAGCTAACTCAATGATGCAGTTTGGCAGTGATATTTCTGGAATCTACAAATCAGCTCTACCAAACGCAACTAAGAAACAACTCCTGTCTAATATTGTATTACAAGCTGGTTCAAAGAACCCAGAGAGAGACGCAGACGCTTATTTACAATATCTAAATTATTCAGACCAAATCTCAAACGCCCCCGATCCTGACATGGCAATGAAGTCGTTTGACGATAAACTTGCCTCTACTTTCAACGGCTGGAGACCTTTTGGCACTAACTAAAGGATACAATGGGATTTTATGATTATCTTAAAAAAGGTAAAGAATACTTTGGCGTAGGCAAAGCAGGGTTAGGTCAGTTCGGTAGTGATGTTCAGAATGTTAGAGCCAACCCCAAAACAATTGCCAAAGGAATAGGTGTCGGTCTTGCAAAGACTGGTGCTGATTTTGCTGGTGCATTAAATAGAGCCACTACTTCTAATATTGGTAGAAAGGCTATTAATGTAGCTTCCTATATCCCAATGACCTCAGGACTAGCAGCAAGTTCTAGATTAATCGGCCAAGTAGCCAAACCAGTCCAAAGAGGATTAAACAAAATAGTAAAAAACAACCCTGCAAATGACGCTGCTGGTAGATTTGGAAGATTTATCGGTGAAAACGCTGCTTATGCCGCCATTCCTTCAGCCAAAATACCTAAGTTTATTAGAGCCGCTAGCCCTGCTGCTAGATTGGCAGCGTCCTCTCTTATTCGTGGTACTGAAGGTGCGGCTGTTTCATCAGCTCAAAGGTATGGTAAAGGAGAAGATGTCAAAAAAATAGCAAAGGATATACCAGGAACTATTTTGGCTGGTGGAATTGTTAATACTGGAATGAGTTTAGGTCTTGCAAAAAAAGCAGGAAGCCAATTAAAGACTAATCTAAAATCTAATATTGCCGAGCAGTCAGCCCAAAGAGACATAAACAATATCGCTTATGATATTTCAAGAACCTTTAACACTAAGTCTGTAAAGGAAATATTACAAAAAACCACTTTATCTAAAAGCTTAAGACCATCTCAGCTTCAAAGACTATCCGAACAGCTTAGAGATGTTGACAGTCCCATAACAGCGCTAAGAATTATAAGGGAATTTACACCCCAAGAGATCAAAAACACTCTAAAAGTAAATAACTATTATAAGCCAGGTACTTCACCGGGCTTTGCTAGTCCGACAGGAACAGGTCGAGGAGATATTATTCCATCACCCACTGCAACCACCAAGCAAACAAAGGGAATAGAGCTAAAAGCCCAAGAAAAGAACCTACCTTTGCAACCGAGTACCAAAAACCAGGGCGATCTCCCCATTTCTCAATCGGAACTTTCAACACAAAAAACGCAATCCCCACTAGACCAAGGACTACAAACTTCCAAGTTAAATCAAGAACAATCATTGCAGGTTCAATCATTTGATAATACCTTACCACAAAACACACGATCTTTCAAGGAGACAGTAAGAAACTCATCTCTAACTTCACCAGAACTCAGAGAGAGAGTCACTAGCGATTTGTATAAAACTAGAAATACTCAAGAGCTAACTGTAAAAGCTAAGAATTTTGTTAATGATTACCCCGATATTTCTAGGGATTTAGCGTATTCGTCAAAACACGATGATAAAACTGTTGCCATTGCTCAAGAGCTTATTAAAAAGTTTCAAGCAGAGGGCAGAATTGACGAAGCCCTAGACCTAGTTGATGATTTAGCACCAAAGTTGACAGAAGTAGGTCGCACCGCACAGATAGTGTCTGCTTATGGAAAATTGACACCGGACGGAGTTTTGAGATTTGCACAGCGTGAAATCAATAAAGCTATGCAACTTAGACCGGACTTGAAAATAAAAATAACCAACGAAAAAGCAACTAAGTTGTTGGATTTGTCATCTAGAATCCAGAAAATGCCTGATGGTTACGAAAAAACCCTTGCCACACAAAAAATGCTTAAAGAAATTTATGATGTAATCCCACCCACTCTTGTTCAGAAAATAGCTACATTTCAGACAATGGCACAGTTATTAAACCCAAAGACAGCGATCAGAAACCTGGGTGGAAATCTCGGATTTTCAGGATTAGAGAATACTTCTCAAACACTAGCAACTCCCATAGATGCCTTGATGTCAATTTTTACAGGCAAAAGAACAATAGCCCTGCCTAGTTTAAAAACACAGTCAAAAGGATTTGTTGGCGGTATTAAAGAAGGAACTAGAGAAGTCATGGCTGGTGTAAACACATTAAACGCATCTAGTCAGTTTGACCTACCGAAAGTACCAGTATTTAGAAATAAATTATTAGCTGCTGCCGAAAAAGCAATGGGCGTTGAGTTAAGAGCAACGGATAGAGGCTTTTATAAAGCTGCTTTTGATGACTCCATAAGAAGCCAAATGAGAGCATTAAAATCTGACAAAGTTACCTCCGAAATGATGGAAATAGCTCATTTAGATGGTCTTTATAGAACATTTCAAGACGAAACTACTCTTACAAAAGTTTTTCAAGGGCTTAAAAATGTTCTTAATTATATCGGAATTAAGGACGGAAATGACAAGTTTGGGCTGGGCGATTTTATACTAAAATATCCAAAAACTCCCGCTTCCATTATATCTAAAGGGATAGATTATTCACCTGGTGGAATTGCAAAGGCATTATTTGAGGTTGGAAAGGGAGTAACCGGAAGAGGATTTGACCAGCGTAAATTTGTGATGAGTTTATCACGGGGGACTGTCGGAACCGCTGGTCTAGTAGGGACTGGCGCTCTGCTTGGTTCTCTTGGCATTATTACTGAAGCACCAAATAAAGATAAGGACGTGAGAGGAATACAAAAATCGGTTGGATTGGGTTCTTATCAGATCAACGTATCAGCACTTAAAAGGTTTGTCTTTTCTGGTCTCAATAAAGATACAGCCAAATTGCGACAAGGGGATATGCTGGTTAGTTACGACTGGGCGCAACCTATGGCAATCGGTCTCACTATGGGTGCAAAGATGGCTAATGAGAAGAAGATTATAGACGCTAATGTTGCCAAGAGCGGAATAGAATCGTTGAATGCAGGTGTTGAAACTTTGGCAGAACAACCTCTTGTCAGTGGTATTAGGGATATCGCACAAGGCAACAAGCCAATAGGTGATGTGATAGTAGATACGGCAAAAAAAGCACCATCTTCTTTTATACCAACACTTTCTAACCAAGTAGGACAGTTGACAGATAATACTTCAAGAATGACCTATAACCCTAACCCGGCCAGCGAGTCAATAAATATGGTTAAAGGTAGAATTCCGATTCTTAGAAATACTTTACCTGAAAGAACTGATGTCTTTGGTCAAACTCAAGAACAATACCAAAATGGGTCAAACAATTTTTTCAATGTATTTTTAAACCCTGCTTTCGTCACAAAATATAAGCCCACTCCTGAGGCGCAAGAGGTGTTAAGACTAATGGAAACTACTGGCGAGACATCACAAATTCCAAGAGTTCAAAACTATAAAGTCAAAGTAAACGGCGAAAATGTAAGCCTATCGCCACAGCAGATAAATGAAATGCAAAGGTATATTGGCACAAGAACACAGTCAATATTATCCAATTTAGAAGGAAGTCAATCATACCAAATATTGTCCGATGAAGACAAAGTTAAAAAGATAACAAACCTTTTAAGTGATATTTCAGTGGCTGCTAAAATCTCAATTTTGGGAGATCAACCTAAAAAGATAGGATCAGGAACAAAAGCCATTTTAGGCGGCGGTTATTCTTTCGGGGGAGGTAATTCTTTCTCCAAAAAAGACGTTCAACTCTCTATCCTCTCTAACCAACTCCAGCAAGACCCCAACAACAAGTCTATTTTAGCCGCTATGCAACAAGTAGCTACCGGAAGAAAACCAAAAAAACTAAGAATTGCAAAACCCAAAAAAGTTACTGCTAAAAAAATAAAATTCAGAACTACCAAACCCGCCCCTATAAAGAAACTCTCCCTAAAGGTTAAGAAACCAAAATTGACAAAGAAACTTGCCTAGTATAAGTGTGCATTGTAACGGCGACCAGAAAGATAATTTTGCCTTTTAAAGCCCAAATAAAAGGACTCGACTACTTTAGTCAGGAAACCCAAGCCTCAATCAAGGAAAAACTTGGTGCTGCTTCTGCTGATGGCGATGGATACATGACTCAAGAACAAGCTGCTCAACTGGCGGCTAATGTTACTATCTTCCAAGATGCTGTTATCTCCAAAACAGTCACTGACCCACCAACACTTCCTGAAGAAGGCTGGAGATATATTATCCCAACAGGGGCTACTGGTGATTGGTCGGGAAAAACTAATCAAATCGCTGAATATAGTGCCGACCTTTTGGATTGGGTTTATACAGTTCCTGTCGCTGGTTGGGTTGTCCAGGTATTAAACCCGACTCTAACTACTTATACCTATTATGGTGCTTCGTGGGTACTTTCTACAGCAGAAAGCACAATAACTGCTTCCTATGTTCAATCAAGAGGGCAAAACCTTGTAACTAACGGTGGTGGATTATTAGGTACTAACTATAATTTCTCAGGATTTACTTTTGACCAGACTGAAACCTTTGGGGGAATGGGGTCATTTTTACAAACCTTAAAAAAAGTTATCGCAACAAACGAACTTATCCCTGTTGATGTTGATAAAAGATACAGAATGATACTCCACGCTAAATCAGGTGATACAGGAGGTGGTAATTTTAACGCTACAAACAGACAGTATTCAGGAGTTGACCCTCGTGATGTTGATAATTTGAGCGTTGGGACAAGACATTCTTGCAAATATGAAGGTTCTGTTGACACAACCTTAGCGGCTCAGCTAAATCCTGGCGACACAACCGTAACCTTAACCGATGCCACGGGTTGGTATGAAGGCAGTGCTTACTCAAGAAGGCATTTTTGCTGGTATGGCTACACCAACGCTAAAGGCTACACTTACCCAGACTACACATATACCAGAAATGTCTCTCAGACTTTTTCCAGTAACTACACCTTAGGAACTTGGGACGAAAACGCCATAGTCGGCAATGTTATTACTTTGAGAGTCCCTTGGGCTGGTCCGACTATACCTGCTGGTTCTGCCGTTAGAAATAACCCCGATGGTGGAACTTACCAGTACTGCACAATGAACTATTTGGTAGTTCCTAACGAATGGACTAAATACGAAGGATATATGACTCCTGCCGCTGGCGATGGGATAGCCAGACAAGAGGAATATAGAGCAGGAACCGCTTATGTCAAACTATTATTTTTAACCAACTATGACGGCGTTACTCAGAATTACCGTGTTTCGATGATTTGGTTTTCTGAAATGTCCGTTCATAACTTAGAATATGTCCCATCTCCTTTAGAGGGTTCAACCTCCATAGTTTCATTAGGAAGGGTCACATCGGGAAGTGTCGACCCAAGAACTAATACTGTGGCTTCAAGTGCCACTCCTTCTATAAACACTGATACAACGGATGCTTTTACGATTACTGCCCTGGCGGCTAACATAACCTCGATGACAACTAACCTATCGGGAACTCCTGTTAACGCTCAAAGACTTTTAATTAGATTCAAGGATAACGGCACAGCGAGGACTATTCTTTGGGGAACTTCCTACGGACACATGACCGACAATCTACCAGGAACAACAATCGCCAATAAAGAATTGTATGTCCTTTTACAATATAACTCCGTTGCCTCTAAATGGTACTGCATGGCAGCAGGGAGTCAAGCATGATTCCTATAACCTTTAGAGCATTATCCAATTACAACAAACCAGGGGCAAATAAGTTAGCACCCACGCCTAAACCGACTGGCACACTTGAAACCGACCTGATGATCGCTGTTCTTTTGCAAGCCTCTGCTTCAGTTATTGATGTCCCTGCTGGTTGGGTCGAGTTTGATTCAGATACGAGTGCAGGAGCAGTTATCACTCAGAAAAAATACTGGAAAATAGCAGGAGCAAGCGAGCCGACAAGTTACACTTGGGGCAACTTCAATACTGGTGCTGGGGGAGTCTGTATTACCTCTTGGTATGGCGATTATGACCCATTAGACCCGATGGGAGATAGTTCGTATTTGACGACAGCTTCGACCGTAACACCAGCAACCGCTTCTTTGAATATGTTGAATTACGGGAATTTGATTATCACAACTTTTGTGACGACAATCATTACTGCCTTGACTTTAGCCTCAAACCCAACTGATGAAACAAACTTAATCGACTCAGCTTATCTCGGCAAAAGATTTTCCTACTTCTATGAAATAGACAAACTAGGAGCAACAGGAGCAAAGACAGCCACTTATACGGGAGCAGCTTGTGTATTTCAAACCTCGATTATAAGTATAAACGCTAAAAAATCTAATTTTTTCTTTTAAGGAGAACTATGTACACAGCCAAATTATCACAAAATCTAGCAGACGGAACACCTGTTTATGAGTTTTATTCCGAATATGAAACGACAGACTCAAACGGAAATGTCGTCACCATGTTGCAAAAAGAGGATGAAAAAACCGTCAAGGAATTACAGGATAGAATAGCTGAAGCTCAGGCCAGACTAGATGCTATTGCTCTTTTGCCAGCTCAGGAAGAAGTAATTGATCCTTTTATTGAGGGGATGTTACCAGAGCCACTAAATTAATTATCAATTTATCATTAAACAAATATTAAAATGACAGCAAAAGGCGAACAACTAGCAGTTGTGGTAGAAGCAATGAAAATAAACAACCAAGAGCATAAAGAGATGAAAGACGCTCTTTTGAGGATCGAAAACAAACTTGACAAAAAGGCCGACAAGGAAGAGTTCATCTTCTGGAGAAACTTACTAGTCTCTGGAATGTTATTGGCAATAGCTCTCGGCGTTTGGTTTAAATAAGGAGAATATGAGTGAAGTTATTAGAAAATTAGATCTCTTAAAATCACCTTTTAGGGAAAGTATTGAGGAACTTCTTAGGCGGGCAAAAGAAGCTAATTTACCAGAGGTTTGCGTAGCTGAAACATACCGAACACAAGAAAGACAACTTGAACTCTACAACACTGGGTATTCCAAGACTAAGGTTTCCAGTTTCCACAACAAAGGTTTAGCGGCTGATTTCTTTACAACTGGATACAAAGACGCAGACATGAAGAAACTTTGGGAACTTTCCAAAGATATACCATACATCGTTAACGGATTTTATGATCTAAACTGGGGATTTGACAAGCCCCACTATCAATATGACGCTAATAAAAAAGGAGTTACCATGCCAGACGAAACACTAAAGGAACTAAAAGAGTGTCAAATAAACTATGCCATGAGACAGCAGAATGTTCTTGACCTACAAGTAACCGCTGTTCGTATGCAAAACGACATCGATTCACTAGCTAGGGATAAGATTGGGTTACAAAACGACATCGACGCATTAGCTAAAGAGAGAGACACCCTAAAATCTGAGAATATAAGGCTAATGGAAAAGATCGGCGAACAAGCTGAAACGATTAAGCTTTTAAATGAACACATTGAGGTTACAAGCAATAAGAAGATCACAATTCAAGAAGCAATAAAAACACTATTAGAAGCTATATTTAACAAGGAGTAAAAAATGATCGAGATTTACAATTGGATCGTCGCCAATCAAGAGAGCGTTAAAGAACTAGGGCAAGCTATTGTAGTCCTTTATCTTGCATCTATTGGAGTGGCATCAATAATAGTAAAATTAACCCCTACTTTACGAGATGACAACGCCCTAAAGGCAGTTATCAAAATTGTCGGCAAGTACGGAGCTTGGAATAGATAGTCCTTGTGGAGGGCAGAGGAGCATCAACCCCTCCGACCCTCCAACCTACTTATTTTGTCATACTTGACAAGCAATTCAAAGAGAGTAAATTGTGGATAGGAGCATCAACCTTATTTTGAGGTGTGTATGCTCTCTTTTTTTACCCAAATTTATGACAATATCATACAGCCAGATTTGACCGATCTTTTGTGTTGTGCTATGGTATGTAGTTCTTTAAATCGCTGTGGTGGCGATTTTTGGAATGGCTTTAGTGTCCCAAACATGGACACACAAACTGCACTTGATAAATATATAATCAAGTGTAGATCAGAAAATATAAATGAACATACCATCAAGGCTAAGATCAGACTCATTAGTCCATTTTGTGTTTGGTGTCAAAAACTAATCAAAGACATTACCATTGATGAGCTTTTTAAATGGCTGGAAATAGAGTGCAAAGGAAAAAGTCCAGAAGTAACTTTCCGTATCAAAACTCATTTAAGGCAACTTTTCAAGTATCTAAGCGAAGTAGGGGAGTCCAAAGTTCCTTATTCACTGATTAAAATCAGACGACCCGAACATAAGCCGACCAACGCCTTAACTTATGACGAATTTATACTGTTAAATAAATTATGTCTTAGCAAAAAAGGCAATCGGAGATATATAAGGTGGCACGCCTTAATAAACATGATGTTCTTTAGCGGGTGTAGAAGAAGCGAAGTCTTAAACATCAAAGTAGAAGATTTAGACCTCATCAATAAAACTGTCCGAATTAAAACAGCCAAGACCTACAAATACTCAATTAGGTTTTTTGACTTTGATATTGAGCCATATTTAAAAGCCTACAAGCCGACTCAAAAACTCTTTGATCTAAGCGGTAATGCCATGTCAAATATGATCGTTGAACTTACCAAAGAACTAGGGATTAAAAGACATATCAGTTGCCACTCTTTCAGAGCAGGACTAATTACATATCTGCATTTGAAAGGTTGGGATATAGTTGACATCGCACGCTATGTTGACCACGAAGACATCTCGACAACTCAAAGATATATTGACCATAATAGAGCCTTCATACTTAATAAAGCGAAAAAAACTTTCAGCGAAAAGGAATATGTAAACACGAAGGCTGATATTGGTAAGATATCTATTAAGACGCAGATTATTTATAGAAAATAACTAGTACAGAACTAACTAATTAAGTCATGCGATAAAATGAAATATTTTGTTATGCTTGAAGTCATAATTGCTATACTTGACATCACTTTGATAGGAGAGTATGATAGTCTTATAACGATAAATCAGGAGGTCAAAAATGACATACCGACTACCAGTATCAGTACCGAAGATCATCGAGGAAAAGATCAAAGAAGAAAGTAAGCGAACAGGCAAAGGCCTAGCTGAAATTATCCGAGATATGCTTCGCAATAGATACAAGATCAAATAGGCAACCGAACAAAACACCAGCCTACAAGCACTTTGACAATTAGATTAGAATAACATTGTAAATATAAGTCAGAACTATCTGAAATATATCCCTAAAAAGCTCCACAATGCCATTTTAACTAATTGTTAGACCCGCTAGGGTCCACCAGTTAGATTACAATTAAAATGGCATAACAATCGAATATAGGGTGTTTTGGATAGTGCGACTTTTGCAGGTCGCATTTTTTTGTTGCCTGCAAAGAGTTGCTAATTAAAGTAACACTAAAGCCATGGAGGGCAAAATGACACCACAGCATATAAAATTTGACAACCGTTTTAACAAAGCGACTGCCAAAGGAACGAGAACAAGAAAAACAAAGATCGACTATGCAAGACGAAGATGGAATGTATTTTTTACCTTCGCCTTCACAGTGATAGTCGGCGGTCTGGTCTTAAACGGCATAAACCAGCCGATCAAAGCCGAGACTGTAAAAGCACAAGAAGTAAGCGAAGAGCCTTCTGAACGAGACACAGTCGCCAGAGAGATACCAAGAGTTGAGCCGGTCGTCATATTGGAACAGCCGAAGACCAGAGATGAATGGATAGATCAAATCTTTGGATCAGACGCAAGGATTATGAAAGCAATCTGCCAGTCAGAGGGAAGTAATAACGATAGATCAATGAACACTACCCTAAACAAAGATGGAAGTTGGGACATAGGAACTTGCCAAATAAACCTACAAGCCCATTGGGATAAAGTACCTGGAACGACAAAGGATGAAAAAGTAGAAAACCTGAAAAACAAGAAAATCAACATTGAAGTTGCAAAGAAAGTCTTTGACTCAAGACAGAAGTGGGACAAGGAATATGGAGGCTTCGGTGCTTGGTCAGATTACAAGAACGGAAAGTACAAGAAACATCTCAAATAACTATCTGATGAGCTGGAGCAATCCAGCCACTGGGTAATTAAACAAGGAAACTTATGCAAGAAATTCAAAACGAGATTGATCGAGTCAATAACTGGCTAGAAAGAAAAGTAAATTTTATTAAAAAGGAGGAACGTGACCAAGCAGATGAAGAAAATTAAAGACAGTTTCTTTGACGCTGACTGGAACTACCGAGAGGTAAAGAGAGGCAAGAAAGTTTTGAGCAAGGTAGTAAGAATAAAGGATTTGGTATGACACTTTGGGAATTAGCAGATTATTACGATTTAGATAATGAAGAAAGATTCGGCATAGCCGAGGAAGGAGAAGATGACTAACCAAATCACGAAGTATGAAGAATTTAAGATGTCACCAGACCAACAGAAATTAGTGCTTGAAAATCTAGGTCTGAAAATGGAGGGCAATAAAGCAGTCACCGAGACAGAGTTGAGAATGTTTGCTTGGCAGTCACAAAGGCTAGAACTGGACATGTTCAACAAAGAGATTTACCTAATAGGTCGTTGGAATAGCGATCTAGGTAGGCAGGTCTATACCACTCAGATTTCGATTGACGGAATGAGACTGATCGCTGAAAGAACAAACAAGTATATCGGCTCAAAAGTCGAGTATGGAACTTATGGTGAAAACAAGAAAATGAAATGCACAGTCACGGTCAAAAAGGTAATTGGTGAACATATTGGAGAATTTGAAGGTATCGCCTACTTTGATGAGTTTAATCAAGCCAAATCTCCTCTTTGGAAATCAATGCCAAGAACTATGTTAGCTAAATGTGCCGAGTCACAAGCTCTTAGAAAAGCATTTCCTGACAAGTTTGCCGGTATTTACACAGTTGATGAGTTTCCTGCTGATGAAGCCATAGAGAAAAGAATAGAAAAAGCCGAACAAGAATTTGATTCGAAGCAAGACGAAGAGTCAGTTGAGAAAGTAAAGAAACTTGTGGCTAGGGAAAAACCAACAACACCGATAGCTCAAGAATTTAAGCCGAGAGTTTACAATGGCTGAATATAATTATCCAAATGACGGAAAACTTCATACGAGATTTTCAGAACTTACAAGGTGTACCCCTGGTCAAATTGAAAGAGTTGTGGCTGAAAGAATGGGCGATGATAACCGATATACCAATGAAATTATGGAGTTTGGCACAGTTAGGCACGAGAAACTTGCCGAGTATATCAAGAAGAATAGCCAACTCCCCCCAAGGTTTAATCTTGACTTGAAGTGCGAGCCAGAAAATGCTGAAAGACAAATTGCGATTGAGATGTTTCCAAATGTAGTCATTCATGCAACACCTGATGTCTTTGACACAGACTGGATTGCAGACTTTAAGACTACAACAGGTGACGGAAAGAACTATGGCTCAAGCAAACAAGTTACCTTTTATGCTTGGCTACTTAGCTTTTACGGATATGACATTAAAACTGTCTATTACCTTTGTGAACGATGGGACAAGGAAAGAACAAAAATCATTGAATATCCAGAGCCAATTAAAAAGGAAGTTGATAAGGAAATATTCAACGATTTAAGAGAGTGGACATTAGGTCGAGTCCATTTATTGCAAACAACATTAAGGTATTACCAGAAAGTAGAGGTTTAAATGGAATTTGAAAATGTAGGTGCAGGTTGGTGGAAAGTAGAAGAAGGAAAAGCAAGCCGATATTCAGTCAAATTGAACAACGGAATGTATATGTCAATCTTCAAGAATAAGAAAAAGGAAGAAGGAAGCAATCAACCAGACATCAATATCACGATGAGCAAAGATGACGCTGAAAAATTGGGTCTTGTAAAAGATCAACCACAAACAAAAACAGACACAGACGAAGTAGATATCGAAGAAATACCTTTTTAATCCCTGATATGCAGTCCCTAAGGGGGCTGAAATTAGAGAATAACTATGGAGGTGGTTATGGCAAATCCGCAAAAAGAGAATGGTCGAACGGAGATAGCCAATGAAATATTGGAAAAGTTTTGCCGTTTCAGAATACCCGGCGAAGTTATGCAGGTAGTTATGGTAATAATCCGGAAGACTTATGGTTGGCACAAGAAAACAGATCAGATTTCTTATTCGCAATTTTCACAGATGACCGGATTAAGCAAATCTAATGTAGCTAGGGCGTTATCAAAAGCGAGTACCCATTGTCTAATTTACAAGGATAGAACTGGAAAATATGGATTTCAGAAAGATTTTGATGGTTGGATAGAATTTGGGGTACTCAAAAGTGATTTAAAAGTTATCAAAAGTGATAACAAACCCCACGCTCAAAAGTTATCAAAAGCGAGTACCACAAAAGAAATAAAAGAAACTATACAAAAGAAAGGGTTTAAAGATTTATCATTTATTAACTTAGAACCCATAGAGGGTTGTGACTTTTAGGAGGGTTATGTATTCAGAGTTAAACGATAAAGAGAAAATCGAGATTTTAAAGATGTCAGGTGCGGAGGTATTTACAAGATCGAAGAAAGCTCACGAAGAGGGGAAAATTAACAGTGAAAAGTTAAAGCAAATGAACGCCTTTTGGCTTAATGAACACAATATTAGAGGTAAATGGAGTAAATATAATTAGGAGGGGTATGACAAACGAAGAAGTTAAAGACCAACTGTTTGATCTTTACGGCAAGTATGTCAACTTAACTGACAAATACTTTGAGATCGTCAGAACACTGTCAGAAGTCGAGTGGCAGTACGAGCAAATACTTAAAAATAAAGGCGTGGAGGTAATCAAATGACCATAGAAGATAAATTCAACGAGATGTTCCCTGGTGTAAGGAGGTTAAAAGATGATCGTTTTGCCGACGCCGACAAGTCGATAGGTAGAGATTTAGTTCAAGGGTCTTGGGACTTAGAAGTAGACAAATTTCTAAAAACTCGTTGTGTCAAAATACACACATATAGCGAAGAAGCAAAGATACTAGACGAAGTTTTCGATGGTGTGCCATACCAAGTATCACCAATTATGCTTAAAATACAGGTCAAATCGTGGATAGACAAAGCACTTCAAGCTAAGGTGGAGAAGATTATAATGGGCTTAGAAAATCACCCTTTATATCAGAGATACAGAGATAATAAACATTGTGGGTTTGAGGCTAGTGTTGTAGGTTCGGAAATAGCTCGAATCCTTGAAGCCATTAAAAGCAAAGGAAAAGAATGAGATTTATAGATAGATATTTTATTTGTTGGTTATGGACAATCGTTATTGACACAATCAAGCAGATAGACGAGAAGTGGTGGGAAATATTGCTTGTGGCACTAATATTCAGTGGTTTATGGCAGTTTGCTAACTTTGTAATTTATGATTCGTGGAAGAAAGCGAGGAATAAATGACCGACATAACAAAAGAGATAGAGAAAAAAAAGAAAGACTTATTTAAATTCTGGGAAAGTGACTTGAGATACAGAATTAGGCAAGAGGAAGAAAAATACAACAATGATGCATCTCGTGAGCATGGTATTGATTGGGTTGAAATGGTAATCTGCAAATCCCTGAAAGACATTATAAAAGAAACCGAATCACTTGTAGTCCAAGCACTGGCTGAGAATAACCAGAGAGTGATTGAAAGAATAAAGAAGCACAAGAAGAAAAATATCAAAGATACCCTGGCCAATGTCCTTGAAAACCACCAAGTCATCGGTTACAACCAAGCATTATTAGATATTTTGCAATCATTAGAGAAGGGAGAGTGAATGAGCTGGACACCTTGGTACATAACGATAGGAATATCATTGATAATATTAAGCATCGTCTGGCTATGGGTTGAAGCAGAGAAGGAGGAGGAATGATAAGCGATTGTTGTAAGTCATCAACCACATTAGTCTATGGGATAGACAGTAGTACTTATTTTTGCAATACCTGTAAGAAAGAGTGTTTCAAAAAGACAGAACAATGTTTTTGCCAAAGTTACTACGATGACGATAACGTGCTTAGAGATTGTACTTGCGGTAAATGTTAAAAAATTAACCCTAACTTTTGGAAGGAGGATATGTGAACAGCTTTGTAGATGAGGAAATGACAACGCTAAAAGAGACATTACCCCAAGAATATACCGAGCAATTTGGTACAAGGTACATCTTGGAGGAGAGAGATTTTAAAGACTTTATCCAGCAATCCCTTGAAAGGATGGTAGATAAGTGTATAAGGGCGATAGAAAGAGTAGAGCCACTTACCACTGACGATGACAGAATAGCCTTTTTTGCGGATATGCTATCTCGTTTACCAGACGGTAATTTACTAAAGTCAGAAGGTGCGTGTCTTATCAGATTATTAAGACAAAACCAGAAAGCTATCCAACAAGCCAAATCCAATCTTAATAAGTTAAAGGAGAAAGAATGAAAAAAGAAGGTAAATTATTTGTTTATGAGTTTGGGATAGACTTCAATTCAGATGGCGGAGCTTTAAATCTAGCACCAGAAGAAGTTACAAGTGGTGGGGAAGAAAGCGGCACTCACACCAGAACACATGAAGATGGCTGGACTATTACTGGAAGAATTCATGGAGATTACTACACTTGGGTTAATGAATTTGAAGCAACACATCCTAAGTTTGGCAAAGTATGGGGAGATTTTGAGGATAAAGTTTATGCTGATAAAAAAATCGGTTATGAAAATTTTTACTCAAACCACAAACCTCACGCTTGGGACTATGGAGATATTTAACTAACCAATCTAAGGAGAAATAAAAGATGAGTGATAAACCATATACCCATAAATTCGTAAATGGAAAATGCGAAAAGTGTGGCGTAAAGCAAGGTAAAGAAGATATGTCTTTATGCCCTGTTATCGGTCGAGAAGAAGTCGATAATTTCAGAGAAGTTTACTGGGGCAACGATTAAATTAAGGAGGTAAAGATGAGTGATAATAGAATAATCAAATTTAGAGCGTGGAATCCGCTGGATAAACAAATTTATTATCCAGATAGAAATTTACAAGTATGGGAATTGTTAAGGGGTTATTCAGACGAAAACCTAATGCAATTTACTGGCTTACTAGACAAAAACGGCAAAGAAATTTATGAGGGAGATATTGTTGGTGAACGAACATTGACCGATTCACCTAGACTCGGAGTAGTGAAGTTCGGCGAATATGCTAATCCGTTTAACAGCGACGAATTCACTAAACATCAGGGTTTTTATGTTGATTGGAATTGCGATATGACCAGGAGAGATTTAGGATTTTGGACTGGTCATAAATTAGATTTTGAAGTCATTGGTAATATTTACGAAAATCCAGAACTACTTAACTCTACAAAAGGAGAAGAATGAAACAGAGTGAATGGAAAGGAATACTAGCAGGTCTAATAGGATCAGAAATAGCCGAGGCTAACAAAGGAAATTACGACTGTGATTTTGTTGAGAAGTTTGTAGAAATCCTCTTAGCTGAACGAGATAAAGAACTTAGAGAGAAGATAAAAAACATTAAAAAGCCAACAGCAATGGTTGATGGTCAAGGTAATTATGATCCAGAGGCAAGAGCACATATTAACGGATTTGAACAAGCAATGTTTAACATCCTATCTCTATTCAATGAAAGACAGGAGAAATGAAACTTAAAAAAATAGCTGAATGGTTAATCAGCCATGATACAGGTGTATCATCATTGGCGTTATGTGCGGTTGAACTTGGAGGTAAATTTGACTTTCTCAACTGGCCTATAGACCCATCAGATTTTGGAAGATGTGTAAGGTTTTTGAATAAATGTGTGACCATTCCCAAAGGATTATTAGCAGATATGGCAGCTCAAAGTGACGAGTGGCAAACCATTTATCATCATTGGGACGAACTACTGGATTTATGGAACGAGGAAAAAGACCTAGAAAGAGCACCGAAACTTTATAAGAGAATGAAAGAATTAGGTCTTTAACTAATCAATAAACAACTAAAAGGAGAATTATGAAAGAACAAATTACAAAGTCAGAGTATCTACAACTTGAGGGATTGCTATCTTTATCAACTCAAGCATTTAGGCAACTAAATGAGATTGAAAGTGCGGTAGCTAGTATTGTTGGTGATGGTACAGAACTGAGTGATTACGATGCTGGCGGATATTTGGTAAATGATAATGCCGATCAGGGCAAGACAATGAAAGAAGTGCTTAAAAAGGCTGGAATTAAAGTTGTATAACTAATCATCATTTAAGCGTAAAGGAGGGGTTATGGGACATCATAAAGAAGATAGATCAAAGAAAACTGAAATCACGCCTTACCTTGAATACATAAAAACCATTAGAGGGACTTCCGATGTGATAGAGGACCACAAGAGGCGAAAGATGGCTGAGAAGTACTTGTGGAGGAGCGGGAGGGAGGAATGAGTAAAGTAATAACCGATGGAAAGAAACGTAGAATATATAAAAAAACAGGCGGTAAATGTTACTACTGCGGAAAAGCACTGTATATCGAAAGAGATATATTCTGGTGCAATCCTTTTGCAGAGAAGATGACGATAGATCACTTAATACCACAGGCAAGCGGAGGTACTGATAATATAAAAAACCTTTTGCCTTCTTGCGGAAGATGCAACTGTATAAAAGGTTGTCTCAATCCAATAGAACACCAGTATTTATTGTCAAAATTGTTAGAGGGGGTAGCATGAACGATAAGGAAAAAAAGGAATTGCTTGACTCAATACTAGACCAGATGTATATTGATAAAGTCGGTGAATACAGATTGTGTTTTAATTTACCGGCAAAAAACATCATAATCAAAAAGCTAGTCCAAGAGCCAAGTTTTCAGAAAGAAATTCGCTTGACTTAGTTTTTGTTATCTGTAATAATGGTTATAGTACATACAAAATATAACTGTATCGGATAGCTCTAAAAACGGAGTCCGGATCAGAGAAGATAAAACTTCTCGGTCTGGGCTCTTTTTTATTATGAACAAACAAACACAAAATTATCCCAGTCTATTACCTGTCATTCAATCTGATGGAAAGATTAAGTGGTACAGAGTGACAGACATAGATACAACTACTGAGTTAAAGGGGGAAGATGGCGAGGATTAGCCAGTATGAGAGATCAATCTGTCTATCTGATGTTCACGCACCTTACCAAGATGATGTTGCAATAGCAACAGCTTGCAGATTTATCAAGTGGTACAAACCTCACAACATATTTTTACTTGGTGACATTATTGATTTTTACTCCATCTCTAGTTTCATGAAAGACCCTGAAAAGATGGACTTACAAGAGGAGTCAGATCAAGCCAAGATATTCTTTTCTTCAATACGAGGAGTAGCACCAAAAGCCAACATAGTAATGACTCTGGGAAACCACTGTAACCGACTTGATAAATACCTATGGCTTCACCCCGAACTTAGAAAGATGAGAATGTTCCAAAGTATCAGTAACCTATTGGATTTAGAGAAGTTCAAAATTAAATGCCTAGACCGCAAAGACCGCCTTATATACAACAACATCAAACTTGAGCATGGAGATGTAGTCAGAAAACACTCTGCTTACTCTGCGAAGGCTCAAATGGAAAAACGAGGGATGACAGGAATATCAGGTCACACACACCGACTGGGATCGCATTACTTGAAAAACGAAAGTGGATTTTACGCTTGGTATGAGAACGGTTGCTTATGTGACTTAGACCCCGAATATGTTGATGAACCAAACTGGCAACAAGGATTTACAGTAATAAACCACAGCCGGACAGGAGATCGCTTCGACATCAACCAAATATGTATTACAGACGGAAAGTTAAGTTTTATGGGTAAGGAATTCTAACGCACAATACGCTCGCAAGGAGGTATCACATGAACGCTGTCCATAGGGCTGTCTATAAGAGAGACAAAGGACACTGTAGAACATGCCACAAGCCAGTATCAAGAAAAGGTGCTGTCTTCCATCACTTCCCCGTCTACCGCAGAAACGGTGGCAGAGCAATCACTAGCAATCTCGTAACGAGATGCAAAACCTGTGAGAGAGCCGATCCTCACAAGTAACTTACCGAGGGGAATCAGAATATCGAAACCCCTCAACAACAACAATCGGTCAATATATTTTTCTAAATTAAACGGAGATTTAACAAATTAAACACTACAAAGCCTATCTCGTAATGGCTTTAGTCATACCAGCACTTCTAGTAACTCATGACACAAAAGAGATAGATAGCGGAGTTAATAAGCCGTTAGATCAAACAAAAATAGAAATAGGAGAACAAAATGTTACTGCTCACAACACTAATGACAGACATAATCGTATTAATCCTTTGTTACTTGGAAAACAATTACAAGCCAATGGCGTTCATGTTTATTTTAACAGTTTGGGGGATAGCAGTAACACTCTTGAAACAAGAAAAAGAGACACAGTTAGCCGAGAGTTGGGAATTAGATCAAGGGCGTATCAAAGTGTTTCAGCAAACCCCTTCCCAATTGGCTGGTGTACCTATTGGGCAAAAGAAAAAAGACCTGATTTGCGAGTCTCCGGAAATGCTAAAGATTGGCAAACAAATAGCCAAGAAGCAAGGGTGGGCGAAATTGTCAAAACAAGAGAAAGCAGACTTGGACACGTTGCTTACATCGAAAGAGTAGAGGGCGATAGACTCTACATCTCAGAGATGAATTACGGAGTGAACATAGTGCGATACAGAACGATAAACATAAACGATAAAAGTATAGTGGGGTATATAAACTGAGGAGGTAAATGAGCGAAAAAAAAGCAAAAGCAAAAAGAAAAACTCCAGACTCAATCAAATACTGGAAGAAGAAGGCTTGGACTGAGTTCTCAATCTTTATAAGAAACAGAGATGCTTTAGCCACGACTGATGATACTGAAAACGCAATTTGTTGCACTTGTGATACATCATATTCTGTTAAGAAACTACAAGCCGGTCACTTTATTCCAGGTAGAAGAAACTCAATTTTATTTGAGGAAAGAGGTTGTCACGCTCAATGCTATAACTGCAACATAAACCTAAAAGGAAACCCCCGAAAATATCAAAAGTATATGTTCAACAGATATGGTCAAGAAGTCATAGACGAGTTGGATAAATTGAGCGAACAAACAGTCCAAATGAAATGGTTTGACTTCAAAGAAATCTATGAGAAATACAAAATGTTAAATAATCAAATGCCAGAGAGTTTATGACTGAAATAATACTACAAGCTAACATAGCCACTAAAGCGAATGGCGACCCAAAAATAACACCAAAGCAAGACGCACACGAAGTAACCTTTGTTGTCTATAACACAGATAACACAAAAGTCAGCTTAGACTTATTGGGCAACAACATTGAGACCATTTGGATTATTACACCATTAAAAAATAAATAGGAGGACATCATGAGCGTTAAAAAGAGTGTGGATTTCGCAAAGAAGATCATTGAGGGTGCAAAGGATGAGTTAAACAAAGAGCGTGAAGAAAACTATAAAAAGAGAGCAAAACAGTTACTAGAGGACATTGAAGAGTCAAAAAAGACTGTCATTTTACTTGAAAGACAGCTTAAAAACTTTATGAAAGAGATAGAGCTGTATAACTAATGGACAGAGATACAGAATACAAATACTATCAGCTTAAAAAAGCCTGTGCTATGGTCAGCGATTATTTTAAGCAAGAGATAGAAGAACGCATAATGGATAATAAAGTTCCAGTTCTGGTAAAAGACTTTGTTACCTCGTTCTATTATTTGGATTGTGATGATTATGGTTATCCCAAAAATAGAGACTTAACTTATCTAAGTTTTTCATCGCCTTGTGTTATAAGTCAAGATTTCTCGACAGTTGAAAATATGACAATAATGAAAAAAAGAGTAATAGCTCAACGACCGATGATAGTTCAACAATGGGGCGAATATGGATTTATTGGGAATGAAAAACCAAGAGTGTTTTTATGGGAAGGACAAATAGTCGAAAACAAAGAATTGCCAGTTGAACAGTTAGATGTTAAATACCTTCAACAACTAGCTCAGAAGTGCATAGAAAATAGAGAAGGATTGTATTTAGACGAGGCATTAACAAATAGGTTAATCAAGTAATTATTATGCAAGAAAACAACGAAAAAACAACTAAATTAACAGGCTTTCAAGTCAACCCCCAAAACATCAACAAAGCTGGCAGACCTCCTAAAGAGTTCTCAATGACTTACGCTTTTAAAGAAGTTTTATCTGAGAAAAACCCCGAAACCAAGATAGAGAAATACAAGGAACTGATAAACAAAGCTCTTACAATGGCTCTCAGAGGCGATGGTGACATGATTAAATACATCATCAATCGTTTAGAGGGTATGCCACAAGGCTCTGCAACTAACGTTAATATCCAAAACAACATCATCAACATCCCTAACAACGAATTAACCGATGAACAGTTTGACAGCTTATTAAATAAAACCCAAGAAGCCATAAGAGAGAGAATGGGTAAAGAAGTAAAGTTAATAATGGAGGAAGAATGAAACACGAAAACATCGAAAGGCTTAAAAAACTGTTTGAGTTTGAGACAAGAACAAAAGTTAAGTTTTACGAGCAAAGATTTCAAGAGGCTATAGAAATTATACAAGAAGAAGTTAGGGAAGCTGAAACAGCACCAAGATTTTAGTCCCCACCTCACCACTGTAATAAAGGAGAAACACAAATGACCAATGAAGAAAAAACACAAAAAATAATAGATTGCCAATCATTCAATGAACTAGATAAGGTTCTTGACGAGATTGGAGATGTTGAAGGATCAAGAGGAATTATGTATTCACCAAATCAGACACGAGAAAGAATAAAGATGGTTAGGTCAGGAGCATTTATAAATATGGTTACTCGTGGAAATGGATTAAGAGCAAAAGTAGCAGAGTTAATGTGTTTTGAGTAATTTAACCAAACAATATGAAACACTACTACAAATGTACAAAATGTGAAAAAAGATGCGAAAGCGACAAATGCCCTTGCTGCGGTAGTTTAGCAACTATAATTATTAGTATTGGGTAACAATATGAAAGACAACAGAAACGAAATTATAAATGAGTGCCAAGAATCTATCAAGGAAAGATACGAAACGATGATAGCACTGTACGAAGGAAGAATTCCTTATGTGCCTATAGGAAGAGGAACGGAAGAAGATCGAAATCAGGCATGGTACAAGCAAGCTATCGAAGATGTCATAAATCAACTAGAAAGACTTAAAATCCCCCCACAAGAGAGTACCAAATGAATAGAACTGCAGAAAATATATTGATCACATTATTACTTTCTTTTTTGCAGCTGCAGTTCTTGTTGGTTTGCTTTCTAGCTGCCAGGTTTCCAGAATTTAGCAATTTTATGAGCAACCGATGGGCGGGAGCAATATATGCCTTTGTTTCAGTAATAATGTGGATAATGTCCTTGTTAGCGATTGGTGTATATTCAGTTGAAACTACCAATACACATTAACAATCTGCTCGGTGGAGTGGCGGAATAGGTAAACGCAATGGGTTTATGAGCAACCACGCATACCCAAAGCCAGTGGTAATTAAGACAATGCAAGGTGACTATACGAGTAAAATGCTAGCATAGCTAGACGACATAATGCTTGTCGGGCGTTCAGCAACACGCACTCGTCAAATCCTTGCCTCCACCGAATAGGTTATTAACAAATTAAACTCCCTGAAATAGCAGAAAAACAGGTTGTCGATCAGTCTCCATCTGAGAAGCGTAAAACGAGGGCTTTGGCTCTCTATGGGGGTTCTAGTCAGATTTGCTAAACGGTGGGTTCACCCATTTAACGCTCAAAAACGAGGTGGTCGTCAGACCAAACTGCTAAACTCGGCTGGCTGGGACAGACTTGAACAAAGGACAAATAATGGGCATAGAAGAACTAACAGAATACGGCAGAGGTCACCATGACGGCGTTTGGGCATCCTTAGAGGAAGGTCTAAGTAACATAAAACGCCAACGCCAAAGGATAAGAGACAAGATTATCAAATGTAACTACAACAAAGATGAGATTGATAAGCTAATAGAGTTTCTAAAATGAATTACCTGATAATCCTACTGGCTCATCTATATGCCGACAGCCACCTCCAGGGCAGTCACATCAGCAAGTACAAATGCGACACCCAGTACATGATGGCACTCCATTGTGCTATGTATTCGCTGGTAATGACACTAACACTTTACTACACGCTTCATATTGGAATATGGTCTTTGCCTGTCTTGTTCCTCAGCCACTGGTATATTGACCATCAGGCTAAGTGTCAAGGAAAGCTAAATGACTGGTGGGACTTGAGCTTACATTTAACAGTAGTAGCGTTAATCATTGGGATAAAATGAAGACTAAACTTATCATCGCTTTAATCATCCTATCAATAATCGCAATACTGATATTTACCTTACCAAGAGAGTGCTTTGAATATAGGTGTTATTTATAGGCTTTTCGCCCTCCAGTGTGTCGCGACCTGGGGATGAAACTACTATCAGAACAATTTAGAGAATTACAATTTAAGAGTCTCCCTCTTTGCAAGTACAAACCTAATGTCAACAAAGAGACGGGTGTGTCAAAGTTCTATCCCTGGCACTTATCACTTAAAACGATAAGGGCTATTTTCGGAGGCAACCGAACAGGAAAAACAGAATCAGGAGGCTTTGAAGATGTCTGTGCGGTTTTAGGTGAAGAACTTGAAAAATACCTACCATTTATGACCGAAGAAGGGCAAGAGATCGCTAAGAAATGGATTAAGATCGGTGCACAATCTGGTTGGGTGTGTTCGGTGTCTTTTGGCTTACAGCCTGAAGGTGTACAGAAGAAGATACTTTATTACTTGCCTAAAGAAGAAATCGCTGATATTTCATGGCTTAGACGAGTTGATAAGATCATCGCCAAAATCATCTGTAAGAACGGCAAGATGATCACTTTTAAGTCTTATGAGCAGTCCCCTGAGGACTTTCAATCAGCAGGTATTGGCTGGATACACTTTGACGAAGAACCGCCTAGAGGTATCTGGCAAGAAGCTAATATGCGTCAGGAAGCAGGAATAACTCTCTATAAGTGGCTTACAATGACACCTGTTAAGGGTATGACTTGGGTACACTCTGAGATTTACCAAAATAAACTTAGTAACCCTAATATTGAGAAGATCACAGTCGGTTGGAACGATAACCCTCATTTAACAGACGAACAAATCTCTCAGATGTCAGCCGGACTAACCGAAGAAGAATTACAGATGAGGCGTGACGGTAAATTCGTGAAGAAACAGGGATTAGTTTATAAGACATTTAATCAATCTATTCATGTTATCCCACCTTTTGAACTAGAATCTGACCGCTATACTTTTTATCGTGGTGCTGACTTTGGTTTTGCTGACGATCATCCCTTCTTCGGCTTGTGGCTAGCTGTCGATACTGATGGTACCGGCTATGTCTTTGATGAATTAAAACTCATACATACAGGGCAAGAGACAGTTATAAATGAATTCAAGCGTAAGTCTAACCCTTTTGTTTATCGTGGATGTTGGGGAGACTCTGCAAGACCTGACTGGATTGATGCTTTCAACAAAGAAAGTGTGCCTATGGAGATGGCAACTAAAGATGTTGAAGCTGGTATCTCAAAGGTTGAAGAATGGTTTGCTGTCAGCCCTGTCACTAGGAAGCCGAGATTATATATTTTCTCTAATTGTACTGAACTCATTGACCAGCTAGAGCAATATTCCTATGAGCAGATAAAGGATGGAGAACAGGGTAAAAGATTACCTGAAAAGAAGAATGACGATGGTCCTGATGTTTTGAGATACATCATTTTTACCATGACTAAACCAAGAACTGAGCCAATTAAAAAGAAAATACCGATCTATCACCCAAAGACAGGTCGAGTAATAGGATGGAAATAATGGATAACAAATGCTTAATCTGTGGCAAACCAATACCCTATGACAGGGTGTATTGCACTACTAACTGCGTTGGCGATTCTTACATGAATAAGGATAAATACCCTAAACAGCGCAAAGAATACATGATCTCGTATTACATGAGATTGGAAGAAATGGGATTTGTAGAGAAATTATTATAGGAGGTGGCTATGGCCAAGAAGAACGAGCTGATGAAGCTCACCAATGTGGACGGGTTCGCAGATGTTATTAAAAAGAGGTACATCGAGAAGTACGCTGATGACGCTCTTAGGTTAATGGAAGATGCTAAGAAATTAACAAAGGCGCACGAGAAGTATCAGGGCTGGGTCAAGAGATTAGAAGAGGGTGATGTCACTGCCGTTGAGGAGTTTATCAAAGCTCGAAAGAAAATAGAGGACATTGACGATTATGAATTGGGATAACAATTTAATCAAATTTAGTGGCGGGTACAACACGGCGACCGCTTGTGCCTCGTCATCAGTTTCTTATTGGTCTTTTACTAATAGGAAACGAAAACTAAATATTGTCCAGCTTGTCTTGGGGGTTAGCAAATTTTGCTAGTCCTCTTGACAAATTGTTAAAAAGCTTATAAGTGTGGGCTACAAAGGCGACCAAATTAACCCTAGGATATCTATGGCTAAAGGTCGCACTAAAGACGAACAAGAAAAGGTCTCAGTTACTAACTGGAAAAGACGCTATCAGATAGCCCTCGACAACCAACGCCCCTGGTTTAAGAAAGCGGCTGAATGGTATGACCTTTTATACGCCAACATCAAGGACGATGACTTCGCTTGGCACTCAAGGATATTCGAACCACTCCTTTCAAGCAAGACTTGGAATATAATCGCCAAAACCATATCCGGTCAACCTGGCTGGATGTGCAACGTGATCGGTGAAAAGACCGACGACCTCTCAGACAGAGCGATGGCGATGGAGGAGGCTTTAAAATACTTCCACGATCACCCTGAAATAGACCCTTCAATGTTTGAGCGATATGCCGTTTCCCTTTTAGACGCAATTGTTACAGGTATAGGATGGCAGTCCCCTTGTTGGGAGATTAAATCAAAAGAAGTTAGAGAGAGA